CTGACCTGTATTCTTGCTGGCACTGGTGTTGGTAGTCACTTGCTATGTGTCACTTTGCTGCCAACAATCTGATGGACAACAAGAAAGTTCTGTATATCACTATGGAGATGGCAGAAGAGCGTTTCTCTGAGCGTATCGATGCTAACCTACTTGATTGCAGCCTGGATGATTTGAAAGACTTGCCATTCAAAATGTATGAGAAGAAGGTCGAGCGTATCCGTAGTAAGACCGAGGGTAAACTTATCGTCAAAGAATACCCTACTGCTTCTGCTGGTGCTGGTCACTTCCGACATCTGCTGAATGAACTTCGTTTGAAAAGAAACTTTGTACCAGACATTATCTACATCGACTATCTAAACATCTGTGCGTCCAGTCGTATGAAGTATGGGTCAAATGTGAATACATATATGATGATTAAATCTATCGCTGAAGAACTGCGGGGTCTTGCTGTTGAGAAGAATGTGCCTATCGTGACTGCTACACAAACTACTCGTGGTGGTTTCACTAACTCTGACCCAGGGCTTGAAGATACTTCTGAGTCGTTTGGTCTGCCTGCTACAACTGACTTGATGTTTGCCCTGGTATCCAGTGAGGAACTAGAAGCACTCAATCAAATTATGGTGAAGCAGTTGAAGAATCGCTTCAACGATCCGACAAGCAACAAACGGTTTGTCGTTGGGGTTGATAGAGGCAAGATGAGACTGTATGATGTGGAGCAATCTGCACAAGACGAACTGGTAAACGATAATCCAGTTATGGACAATGCGGTATTCGGTAGTCGTCGTAATGATGAGGATAGTCAGGGAGAATTTAGTCAGAGAAAATTTGACAAAAGAACATTCAAGGATTTACGATAATGTATGAGTACAAAGCAACAATTTTAAGGGTTGTCGATGGCGACACCGTTGATGTCGATATCGATTTAGGTTTTGGGGTGTGGTTGAGAAAAGAGCGTGTTCGTATCATGGGTATTGATACGCCTGAGTCTCGCACCCGTGATAAAGAAGAAAAACGATTTGGTCTTGCAGCCAAGAATCGTTTGAAAGAACTTTTACCTGTAGCGTCTATTGCCATTCTAAAGACACAAATTGATAGAGATGGTGAAGATGCCAAGGGTAAATTTGGTCGTATCCTCGGTAACTTCTTACCTGGGGATAGTCCTATCACGCCATGCTCTACTATGGTCACTGAAATCTTAATCAGGGAAGGACACGCAGTTGCCTATCACGGACAAAACAAGGACGACGTTGCAAAGGCTCATCTTAAAAATAGAGAGAGACTTATCGCTGAAGGAAAGGTTTAGCATGTATACATTCTTGGAAGAGGGTGGACTATATAAGATTCGTGAGGGTGATCAGGTCATTGCCACATTTGATGAGGTGAATAAATCAAAAGAGATTTTTTTCAATCTGAAGCGTGGTGGTGGGTTTGATGGTGAGACACCAAATTATTTTGGAACTGTGCATTTTTCTATTGACAAATGATTCAAAATTTCATATAATGAGTTATAAATCAGTGAGGAGTCTATGGTATGGATAAAACTATTTCATTAGAGCGTTGTGTTAAGATTATCGACGACGAAATCTATAATGAGGTGCAGGAAACTATTGACGACTATCGTACATCGACACGTCGTCCTGTGGCACTTCAAAAAGGTGAGATTACCTTTGAGGCATATCTCAAATCATTTGAAACAGATGGGGGGCAGAAAACGCAAACAGTCACTAAGTTTCTTCAATATTGGTTTGCTGAAGCACTATCAATCATCATCAATCGTCATAACTTACCGATTGTTGATGGTTGTGGTTCTGGAGAGGATTATGCTTACGTTGGTAACTCCTTTCAGAATAAAGAAATTACTGAGCAAATGCCAATTGAGTACAAGTCCTCTGGTGGTCAGGATGGATCATCAGCATGTCTTGGTAACTTAGGTGTTAATGTCAAATGTGAATTAACTCTTATTACCCGTTACAAACTCGAAGGTAATCGTATCAGTGAGCGTCAAACTGTCACCATTGATGAATCTGCTAACAAGTGGAAAGATTATAACAAAGCAAAGTTTGACCCTGAGACTGGTGAGTCTAAATCTTCTAACTATAGCTCATTAAGGTGCAAGAATAGTGACTTTGAAGACATTGTGTGCTATTCTGGTGAAGTAAAGAAGAATTCTATCTGGGTCAAATTCATCAAAGAAGAGATCAATGCCAATGCTTTCTATTAACACTATATATCCCGTGAGTTGTATCGATGGGATGCAGCAAATGGACGAAGAGAGTGTTGACCTAGTTATCACCTCCCCACCATATGATGACCTACGTACTTACAATGACTCCAGTAAATGGGATCACAATGTATTCATGCAGGTTGCGGATAGCATCACTAGAGTATTAAAACCCGGTGGTGTTATTATGTGGAATGTTAATGATGCCACAGTCAAAGGTAGCGAAACAGGCAGCAGTTTCCGTCAATGTTTATACTTTATGGATGCATGTGGTATGAGACTACATGACACCATGCTATATGAGAAGACAGGCACTGCCTTTGCATCTGGTCCTAAGAGTGTGAGATATACTCAAATCTTTGAGTATTGTTTTATATTGTCCAAGGGTAAACCTAAGACAATTAACCTCATCCAAGACAAGAAGAATACATGGGCAGGTTATACCAGTTTTGGCAATGCTAAGACTCGTAAACAAGATGGCACAATGCATGACCCAGGCAAGAAAAGTAAAGTCATTAGAGAATATGGCGTAAGGACTAACATTTGGAAGATTAAAAACTCTGGGGGATTTGGTCAATCCTCTAAAGAATCATATAAACATCCTGCTACTATGCCTGAAGAGTTAGCACGAGGTCACATTCAATCTTGGTCTAATCCTGGTGATATTGTCCTAGACCCTTTTATGGGTAGTGGCACAACAGCACAAGTTGCTATTGAAGAAGACAGACAGTTTATTGGATTCGAAATTGACCCAGAATATTTTGAGATGGCAACTAAGCGGGTATCTAATCCTGATGAAATCTTGAAGTCATATGAAATTCGTAAAAATAAACCAGTTGAGGAAATGGATGTAGATAAATTTAGAAGCCAACAACAAACTAAAGGTATGGATGAAAATACTGAAAAATATTCTGATTTGAAAGAATTTTTGGCTTGACATTCGATATCAGATATGTGATAATAAATCATAACCTGATGAGAGAGTGACATGGAAATCAACGTCTACAATGCTTCTGCCAAACTTGAGAATTATGTCTTCAATGCCGTTGAGTTTGCGATGGTAAAGTTTTTCAACCTTGATGAATTAGAAGATATCTCAGTAGACGTTGATTTTACTGACCTTGATGTTGAAGGTCACTGCATCGATGGTGGTGATGGTGACTTCTCCATTGAGGTGCAAAAAGGCTTGCCCATGCGGGAGAAGATGATTGTCTTGATGCATGAGCTGGTCCATATGAAACAGCACATTGCTGGTGAGCTTGACTTTGGTGGTTTGATTATCGATAACGATGGTCTGAAGTGTAAGATGACTACCTGGATGGGTGAAGAGTTTGATGAGGACGGTACGGACTATTTTGATCGACCTTGGGAGATTGAAGCGTTTGGTCGGCAGTTAGGTCTATTCATTCGGTGGGTTGAGGACATTGGTGAAGGTCACCATAAGAAATGGCAAGTTTGATATATAATGTAGGAGATGAAAATGGGAACAACTGACAAAGTTATTCAAGCAATTTCGAAGTCACGCCGGAGTGGTGGGGATGACTTCGATATCGTGGAGCGAGCATCAATCGACTCCATGGTTCCTCGCATTCTAGTCAGGTCGATTTATAATCGGCTCAGGCGAGAGGAACAACAACGAAAAGCATCTTAATCCCCGACCAGATGCTTGGGTGTGCCGACTGAAGAAATTTGGTCGGCACTTTTTTTCGTTTTTTTGTTTATTCAACTATAAGTATGTAGACAAACCCTCAGAAATGTATATAATGAGTATCTAAGTTGATGAGAGAGAGGTTTCAAATGATTGAAGTTGGTATGAAAGTTGTCGGTAATTGGGGTGCGATGCACGCTTATTCCTACGGTGTAGTCACTGATGTCTACCATTATAATGGTGAGGACAAGGTTGTTGTTGACTTTGATGATTTAGACGGTGAGTCTTTGTTTGATGAGAGTGAGTTTATATCTGCTGCCAATATCGGTGGTATTGGTGTTTATATTGATGATGAAGGGATGGTGTACTAATGACTATGATTGGTAACCCGATGAAAGAGTTGGTCAGCAAAGAGTTTGCTGAGATGCGGGCAGCACGGATTGCTGACACAGCCACGACATATGTTGTCTGGATGGAGTTAATTGAAAGTGGTAACATGGTGGAGTTGGATGCTGAAAGCAAAGAACACGCTCTGACTTTGATTGACCATTTCGTTGATGTTGGGATCTACAACACTGCCAGCTATCGGAAGGTCAAGAGTGATGGCACTCTGGGTCGGTGTGAAGAGATTATTGATCGGGACTTTGACTATATGGATGGAGATGTTTAATGGGTGGAATTATTGCGTTTGTGATGGGTTGTGGTGCAACCTATATGGTAATGACCAATCCTGAGATTGCTCATTATGTTGGTGACATGCTGTCGATGGTCGGCAGCACTTTGAAAGGTAAGTAAAATGGAAAAATCAGAATTAGAAAAACACATCAAAGATCTTGAGCAGGAGATGTACATTCTTCAGATGTCAGATGACTACTGCTATACCAATGGTAAGTATACAGTTTTGAATGATAAAATCAAAGAAGTAAGGAAGAAATTGAATGACTAAATACATTGTGAAGCCTAACTATAATGGCACTGGCAAACGCACCTTTGATAATCCAAAGGATGCAATCAACTACTATCAAGACCATTGTGTCAAGAATGTTCAGAACTATGTCAAGATGATTGGCAGCGTTGATGAAAAACTTGAGGAAATGGAATGGATTGGGAAACTGGAGGTCGTGAATGATTGAGACATGTTCTGAGATTATGGCACACGCTTATAATCTCAACATGATTACAGCACGGGACGGCAACGTCTCAGTACGGTGGGAGTCGCAACCATATTGGTTTATCACTCCTGCCAATGTGCGTAAGCAGCACCTACAACCAGCAATGTGGAAAAAGATTTCTGTGGAGCGCCAAGAGAACGGTGATCCGATTATTCTTGACTACACACCTATGAGTGAGAGTCTTGTTCCCAGTAGCGAGTATCCGCTTCATAGTCGCTTACAAGAGGTGTTGCCAGAAGGTACTGACAATCGAGTTGTGATGCACCTACATCCAACCTACACTACTGCTGCTATGCATCGTGGGTTGAGATTGGATTATCTGGTTGATGATTTCCCAGAGTTAGGTTTCCACACTAAGGTTGCTCGTAGTGTCCCTGATGTTCCTGCTAAGTCACAGGAGCTTGGTGATATCACACACGAGCATTTAGAGCTTGACAAAGACGGCAGTGTAGCATATGATATTGTCGGCATTAAGGGTCATGGTGTTGTTGCGATTGCTGAGACACCATGGCGAGCATTTGAACACATTGAACGATTAGAGCATATTTGCAAAATCGTCTTGGTAAGTGGATATCAATATGTCTGATTTAAGTGACCTAGAGCGTATGGTCGTGGAAGATATGCTCGAAGTGGGTGTTGAATTGTCCTTTGAACCTTACGAATTCGAAAAAGGAATTCGAAAGAAGTTGATTGCTGAATGGTGGGAATCACACCTCGATGACCGACCGTAATGTCTCTATTCTTTCTGACCTGGCTGTTCTGGCAAGGGATATTGTTCCTGTCGCCAGCAGCCGTATTTTTGCTGCTGTTTACTCTAAGAATAGAGTGATCTCATACGGATGGAATCAAATGAAATCTCATCCGTTTCAAGCACAGTGGTCAAAGAATGATGATGCTATCTTCTGGCACGCTGAGACACACGCTATCTACAATGCGCTGCGTGTATGTGATGAAGACGAATTGAGAAAGATGACACTGTACGTTGCCCGTTCACGTCGCCCAGAAGACGGTAAAACTGATAAGTGGACATGGGGTAACTGCCGCCCGTGTGAAGGATGTATCTCTTGCGTTTATAAATACAATATAAAACAGGTAGTCTACACGCTAGACGATATTAACGAATACGGAGTTATCAATGGCAAATAAAGG